GCTTGACTATGGTGTGCAGGCACAAAAGACAAATCATTCATTATAACAACTTCAGCTTCTGTTAAAGTAATACCAACACCACCCGCAACAATATTCGATATAAAAATTTTTACCTTATCTTCAGATTGGAATCTATCAACCGATTTTTGTCTTTTATCCTTTGACATTCTTCCATCTAAAACAACTGAATTTTTTTTATATTTTTCATGTAACATATCTAATGTCATTGTAAAATTTGTAAAAACAATGACTTTTTTTCCTTGTTCCAAACATCTGTCAATTATTTCACAAGTATAATCAACTTTTTGTTCCGAAATTATTTTTCTAATTTTCATTAATCTGTTAATTGTAACTGTTAATGATTCTTTGTTTTTATTTTCCTGTGCAATTTGAATAAATTCTTGTAATCCACTGTCATAATCTAAACTTGATAATGTTAAAAATATTGGACTGATAATTTTATCGGGTAAATCTAAAATTTCAGTTTTTAATCTTCTTAAGATTATGTTTTTAGTTTTAATTCTTAATTCATCCAAATTTGTCGCACCACCTGTGTTCCATATCTTTCTTCCATTTACTTTAAATTGGTAACCACCACAATATCTTCTAACGTATGTTGACCAATCTAATGTGACATTTGAATTTACAATTTTTAATAAGTTAAAATAATTTATGGGCCTGGATGTCATAGGGGTACCTGTAAGTAACCAATCTTTAGGTATTCTCGATAATATATCATTTATTAATTTTGTTCTTTGTGCTGTTGTATTTGATATGTAATGTGCTTCATCAACAATAGCCAAATCAAATTTGGTGTCTATAATTTGAGTATTTTTTTCTTCTCCAATTTCAGGTTCACCAATTGCGTGATAATTTTTTATTATATCATAATTTATAATATAATAATCAAATGTTGACCCCCATTTTCCTCCTTCAACAATCAATATTTTTTTATCTGTATAATTTTCAATTTCTCGTTTCCAATTTATTTTTAAAGAAGCGGGACAAACTATTAAAATTTTTTTAGATTGACTTTCTAAAGATGCAATTGTTGCTGAAGTGGTTTTTCCCACCCCCATATCATCCGCCAATATGAACCTATCATTTGCTAATAATTTTTCAATTGCAACTTTTTGATGTTCCATTGGTGGTCTTTCATTATATGGTGTATAATCAATTTCCCTTTTTAGTGTCTTTTCTTCCTGAATAATTGCTGATTTTGGAATCCACATTGCGTGGTTTTTTTGGTTATCATAAATTTTACCCCATATATGGTACGCTTTATCGGTTTCACATAATAATTTTTCGCACCATATGGTTTCTGGAACGAAATTCAATTCTTTTGTTTCTTTTAGTTTTTCTCCAAAATTTTCAACAATTACAATATTTTTTCTTGCTATTTTAGGTGTGACCTCATGATATTTAATAACATATTCAGATTGAGGTCTTGTTAATTTAAAATTTTTATTTGTTTGAAATTTTTCTTTCCATTCGAGCAATTGATTATTATACCCTTCATAGGTCTGTAAAATATTTTTTGCAACAATTTCAGGTACTTTGTCAATCATACATAATAAAAAATAACAAATAAGATTGAAAATATAAACTATTTATTATATATGAAAAATAAACTCCCAATTACAAGGTTATCAAAGTTTTTTTCTCAAACGGATATGGATTTAAATATTCAATTGGGTGAAGAGTACTTACATGGTGACTTAGGAATGAGATTGGTTCTTTTTAGTGTTGATAGGCAAAAGACAGATACTGATAATGTGTATGGTGAAGTTGGTAAAGATGGAATTAAATTTTATCCACCTGTTGAATTTTACGGTTTAGTAAAAATAGAGGAACCAAAAAATAATAGTTACACAAAAGGTGTAAATAGATATTTAGAACCCGGAAACATGACTGTTTCAATTTATCTAAAACATTTGGAAGAAATGCAAATAGATATTAAATACGGGGATTTTATTGGGTATCCCGAATCAGAAGAAAAAATAAGATACTATACTGTAACAAACGATGGAAAAGTTGTCTCAGATAATAAACATAATATGTTTGGGTTTAAACCATACTACAGAACAATTATTTGTGCACCAGCACAAGAGTTTGAATTTAGAGGGATATGAAAATAATATTAAATGAAAACCAATTCAAACTACTGTTAGAACAGGGAGGATTTGATGAATTTGCGGTTGAAGTTTCAGAAAAATATCCTGATTCTGTTTATTTATTGCGTTTTATAAGTGATTTTGTTAAAAAATCAGGATGTCAAAAAATTGACATTGAACCACTTAAATATGGTGCGTTTGGTTTGTCTTTAGTTGATAGAGTTGTTATTAATAAAAAATCATTAGAGTTACCATTATCGAATTTTCTTTATACTTTATTTCATGAAGTTGCTCACCAATATCAATATAAAAAGTATGGTATTGATAAAATGTACGGAATTTACACTGGTGATGTTTCCGTCGATGAAGGTGCAAAATTTATGAAATATGTGGAAAATGTTGCTGATGATTTTGCAATTAGAAAATTAAGAGAAATTAATAAGTTATTTGATGATAAAATCAAAATAAATGCAAATATAAATAAAATTTATGAAAAAATTCCCATAGATTATTATAAAAATCTAATTAATATTTTTATTAAAAAAATTAAAGATGGTAATTATACTAGTAAAGAAGATATAAGTGAAATACTTTACAATTACGTTAAAAACGGAAAATAATGGGAATACCTAAAAGAAAAACAGATATAAAAGTTTTTGGTGTTAGTAAAAACACCGACAATGCTGTAATTGGTAGAAGAAAAGAATTGTTAGAAGAAATAACAAAATCAGATACTTTTTTACCCGATTCAATAATGCACGATGATATGGATTTGGGTATGTTAGAATTTGTAAAAGAAAATTTTAAAATTACGTCTGATGGAGAACAAATTCCAACAATACCAAAAATATTAACAATTCAAAGGTGGTCTGAATTTAAAAATAATTGGAATTTTTCGGATGATGATGGTAACATGAAATTACCTTTTATTGCTGTAATTAGAAAGCCAGATGTACAACTAGGGACCAATCCATCTATACAAAGAACAATACCTGATAGAAGGGATTTTTTTTACGCATCAGTGCCAACATGGGATGGTAATCAAATGGGTGCGGATGTTTATAAAATACCACAACCTGTCCCCGTTGATATTGGATTTGAAGTTACAATAGTTTGTACAAAATTTAGAGATATTAATACTTTTAATAAAAAAGTTTTACAGAAGTTTTCGTCGAGACAAGCTTATACAAAGATTAAAGGCCACTATATCCCAATAATATTAGATAGAATTGAAAACGATAATAGTGTATCTGATACCATGGATGGTAGAAGATTTTATGCTCAAAATTATTCTTTTACAATGTTGGGATTTTTAATTGATGAAGAAGAATTTGAGGTTTCACCAGCAATTTCTAGGTCAATATTAATGACAGAAGTTGAAAATAGAAGTTTAAAAAGTGGTAATAAAAGTAATTTAATAACTTTAAATTCGTCATATTCAAATCTCAATAATTCGATTATTGGTCAATATTTTGCAAATTCACAGTATAAAGTTGATAAAACGATTGAAATTGTTTTTCAAGATACAATAGATACTGTAACAGGTGATTCGATAAATCAAACAGTAAGATTATTCATAGAACCGAATCAAACGTCGGGAACAATCGAATACACGATTGGAGATAGTTATAACAATGTTTTATTTCCAAACATTATTTCAGGGGTAACAATTAATACAATTGGTAAATCAAAATATTCATATTCATACGAAATAATTCAATCTCCATAAATATCTTTTTTTTGTTGTATTGGTTTGACATTATTTTTACAAACATCTTCAATACATTTTTGAATAACTTTGTGGATTTTTAATCCATTGACCTCACAATATTCTTTAAGAATTTTATGATGGTGTTCACTTATTTTAATATTCTTAAATGTACTATCACCCATAAAGATAAATATAGATAAAAAAAGATAAATTTATATTTATAACTATTTTTTTTTATAAAATAAAGGGAATCTTTGGTAGATGTGATAATATTTATAATAAAAGATAATAAAATAACATAATCAAAAAATTTAAAAATGGCAAATTCAAATAGAGTTTTTGTATCTCCTGGTGTTTATACATCAGAAAAAGATTTAACTTTTGTGGCTCAAAGTGTTGGAGTGAGTACACTTGGTTTAGTGGGTGAAACTTTAAAAGGACCCGCTTTTGAACCAATTTTAATAACAGATTTCGATGAATTCAAATCATATTTTGGAACAACATCACCACTTAAAGATGGTAATACTAATCCAAATCCAAAATTTGAATTACCGTATTTTGCTAAATCATATTTAGAAGAATCTAATCAATTATTTGTTACAAGAATTTTAGGTTTAACAGGTTACCTACCAAGTACAAGTTTTGGAGTACAAACAATAGGTGGAATTAATTTAGGTACACTAAGTGGTGTTACTAGTGGTTTAACAATGTCCGCAACTACAACCACAATTACAGGTAGTTCAATATACAATGAATTATCTGATAAAATTTCAGTAGACGGAAATTACATCACAAATTATATTGTTTCAAATTTTAGTGGTAATACGTCATCTAACCATGGTGAATGGTTTGTTATGGGACTTGTACCGTCTACAGGTTTAACATCAGTTACCACTTCTTTAGAAGAAGTCTCTCCTTTAACCGGTTTGAATAACGCAAGTAATAACAACAATAAAGAATGGTATAATGTTTTAGTAAATTCAGGTAACACTCAGGTGTATTCTTATTTGTTTGTATACAATAGTGGAACAACAACTTTTGATGTTACAAAATACACATATAATGCAACATTAAACACTGATTATGACGGTAAAATTGTATTATCTTTTAGACCAAGAGGTTCATACGTTGGTCAAACATTGAATCTTGAAGTTACAACAAATAGTAATTTTAATATAAATGGAACTGGTTTAACTACAAACCCATTATCAGAATTTACGGTAAATGTAACCGGTTCAACAAGTGGTGCAAAAACTTTCACTTGTAGTATGGATACATCTTCATCAAAATATGTAACAAAGGTATTTGGTACCGATGTATATGATAGATTAAAATCAGATATTCCAATTTATGTTTTTGAATCGTACCCTAATTATCTTTTAGAAGCATACAAACAGGGTTATATTAGAGGTTTAAGTCTAACCGAAATTTATGAAAGTGAAGGGAATTCTTTTAGAACACAATGGGACACACCAGTATCGCCAACGATAGTGTCAGAAGTCCGTGGTGGTGAAGTTGTTGATTTATTTGATATTGTAACAATTTCAGATGGTGATAGTGCAAATTTTGAAGTAAAAATATCAATAATAAACATCAACATCGAAACCGGTGAATTTGATTTAATTGTTAGAGATTTTAATGATACCGATGATAATATTGTTGTACTTGAAAAATTTTCAAGATGTTCAATGAATCCAGATTTACCTGGTTTTGTTGCTAGAAAAATTGGAACATCTGATGGTGAATATGAATTACGTTCAAGATATATTATGTTATCTATGAATGCCAGTGCACCATCTGACGCATATCCCGCGGGATTCAAAGGGTTTGTTTCGAATGGTTCCTATGATTCAAAAACTTTAGGTTCCGTTATGTATAAGACAGAGTTTTATGACGCTGGCGATACAATGGGATACGAATCTGATGGAACACCAATATTATCTTCAGGAGATAAAGTAAGAAGAACTTATTTTGGTTTATCAAATCAAGTTAGTCAAGTTACATTTGATAGAGATTTATTTAAGTTTAAAGGTGTAAACGCCACCACAACAACTGAAGGTTTCCATTTATCAACAAACGCATCAACTTTAACAGGTACAACGTTTTTAACCACTCCATATGACTTGGAAGGGCAAACAGATGAAACCAATAATAAATTAACAAACATTAATTACAGAAAATTCACATTAGCAGTATGTGGTGGATTTGACGGTTGGGACATCTATAGAAGTGTTAGAACATATGGAGATGCATACATTTTTGGTAAACCAACATATGTAAGTGGTAATACAACGAATGGAGGTGTTTTTAGCACTACCGTTGGAAATTCGGACTATTATTCATACATAAAAGGAATTGACACTTTCTCAAATCCAGAGGCGGTTGACATTAATATATTTGCAACACCAGGTATTAATTTTTATGACCACAGTTCATTAACGGCATACGCTATTGAAATGGTTGAAGAAGATAGAGCGGACTCGTTGTATGTAATATCAAGTCCAAATCAAACATCTAGTGATGAAATCATCGATTCGTTAGATTTAGTTGCAATTGATAGTAACTATTCCGCAACATATTGGCCGTGGATACAAGTAAGAGATGTTGATAATGCTACTCAACTTTATTTACCACCAACAGGTGAGGTGTTAAGAAACATCGCATTAACCGATAATGTTTCATTCCCTTGGTTTGCGGTAGCTGGATATTCGAGAGGTTTGGTAAATTCTGTTAAAGCATTTAAAAAATTAACATTGGACGAAAGGGATGATTTATATAAAAACAGAATTAATCCAATCGCAACTTTTGCGGATACTGGTACAATAATTTGGGGTAATAAAACCTTACAAGTTAGAGAATCTGCACTAGACAGAATAAATGTTAGGAGACTTTTGTTAAGAACAAGAAAACTTATTTCAGCAGTTGCAGTTAGACTTTTATTTGAACAAAATGATGAACAAGTTCGTAATGAATTTTTAAGATTGGTGAATCCAATACTAGAATCAATAAAAAGAGAAAGAGGATTATTTGAATTTAGAGTAACTGTTTCAAATGACCCAGAGGATATTGATGCAAATACATTGAGAGGTAAAATTTATATTAAACCTACTCGTTCTCTTGAATTTATTGATGTTGAATTTGTAATCACTCCAACAGGAGCTTCATTTGAGAATATCTAATCTAAAAGGAGATATAAAAATAGGAAGGGGGTCTTTGGACCTCCTTCTTTATTTGTGGAACGTTCCACGTGGAACCTTTTGTATAATGATTGGATTGTTTTACTGCACCCAGTATATACTAGTATAATCTAGAACTGGTTATACTAGTATTTATTTAATATTGAATAAATTATTAAAAACTAGATATATTATTTATTACTGGAACTAGAAT